CTCGAACGCCTCATAAACCGAGAAGTCGCCATTGCAGGCGCCGGTGCCGACGGCGTGTTCGAGCTCGAGGTGTCTGGCGTTTATTTCCCGAACGGCCACAAGGGCGACTTCTCGGTTTATGAGGCGTTCGAGGGCGAGCGCGTCGGCATTTAAGGTTTGACGGCAACCCCCCTTCCGTCAAAGGACGCCGCCAGCGCCGGCAAGGGGCCCTTTCGGCGCTGGCGGCAATCTTACCACACATGATGACAAGGAACGGCAATGTCCGGTTTCACCGCCGTGGATTTATCACGGATGCCTGCGCCTGTCGTCGTGCAGGCGCCCGACTTTGAAGTCATCCTGCAGGAGCGCAAGGACAAGCTCGCCGAGCTCTGGCCGCCGATCGCGGAATACCTCAATCTGGAAGCGGAGCCAGCGGTCAAAATTCAGGAGACCGGCGCCTATCGCGAGCTGATGCACTACGCCCGGGTCAACTCGGCCGCGCGCGCCGTCATGCTGGCGTTCGCTCAATCCTCAGACCTTGACCAGCTGGCCGCGCTGTTTGGTGTGACCCGCATGAGCGGCGAAACAGATGCGCGCTTCCGCGCCCGCGTCAACATCGCCCCCGACGCCTATCCGGGCGCCGGGCCAGCGGCTGGCATCATCTATCACGCGATGTCCGCGGACATCCGCGTCAAGGACGTCGGTCTGGCGCGCATCCAATATCGGGGCGACATCACGGTCTCGATCCTCTCGACGGAAGGCGACGGATCGCCATCCCCCGAGGTGCTGACGGCGGTGCGCCAGCGGCTGCTGCGCGACGACATCCGCCTCATGACGGACACCATCTCGGTGATGGCCGCAACGCTGACGCCCTATTCGATCTCGGTCAAGCTGCGCATCCCGAGGGGTCCGGACCCGGCCATCGTTCGAGGCGCTGCTGAAACGGCGCTTGCGGCGTATTCCAGCGCGCGCCACCGCGTCGGCGGCAAAATCTATCTCAGCGCGCTGCAGGCGGAAGCCTACACGGCCAATGTCGAGCAGGTCATCGTGCTCTCGCCCGGCGCGGACATCCTGACGGAGATCCCGCACGCTCCGCGCGCGACCAGTATCACGGTGACGACGGAGGTTATCGGTGAGTGACCGGCATATTCTGCCACCCAACGCGACGCGATTCGAAATCGCGCTGGATCGCACCGAGAACCGGATCCTCGCCATCCCGGTTCCTGTTGAGGACCTTTGGCGCCCGGAAACCTGTCCTGCTCACCTGCTCGGGTATCTTGCATGGGCGCTATCGGTCGATCTCTGGGAGGATGACTGGTCGGTTGCCCGCAAACGGCGCATGTGCGCGGACGCCATCGCCCTCCATCAACTCAAAGGCACGTATGAGGGGCTTAAGCGCTACCTCGCTTATGTGGACGCGCAGATCATCCAGGCGGTCATGCCTCCCCAGCGCATCTTCGCGATGAGCTATGATCCTGAGCGCCGGGCCGCGTTTCGCTCCAGCTTCCAGCAGCTGCGCGTCTATCCTTTCCGCCTGCGGACGCAAGGCCAGTGGTTTGCCGGGTCGGTCGGCCACAGCTATGTCGGCTACACGACGGTCGCGTATGCGAACGCTGCGATGAACCATTATGGCCGCCGGGCGGTCATCTGGGACCAAGGCGTCGAAACGCCGGTGCGTTGGACGGCGGACAGGCTTCCTGACAGCTCAGGGACGGCCACGACGCTCGAGCGCATTGTCGTGCCAACCCGGCTCGGCCCGACTGACGCATTCGTGGGCCGCGTTTATCCCGGCGGACTGTACGCCAGATCAGCCGGGCCGCGCTCGCGCATCCTCGCACTCGGCAACGACCTCATCTTCAACGCCGACGCCAAGCCTGAGATTGCGCAAAGCTCGGGCGGCCTTGGCGTCGTGTCCACCACGCCGGAAAGGGTGCAGGGCCTGGGGCCACTGCGAGGACGCGCGGCGCATGCCGGGATGACCATCGTCGGGCGCTCGACAGCACGGCGCAACGAGGCCCCGCACAAGATCTTTGATCGCTACTACCTTATGAACGAGGGGCGCGTCTCCCGCACGCAAGGCGTAGCCTTCGGGCCGTTCGTCGGGCAGATGCGCGTCAGTCTTGCCCCTTTCAGCGCACGCTTCCGCATTCGTCGCGCAAGCGAGGCGCGCAAGGGCTCCATGCTGGTCGGGCACTGCTCGGCAGGCAATAACTTCGCCCGCACTCAAGTAGACAGGTACGGGCCCATCATTCGGGCAATGCGCGCCGCTGGCATGTATCGCGACACTCTGCACTTCACGACCAGGACCAGACGCCCGCCCACCTTTAGCGACGGCATCCCTTTCGCGAGCGGGGGGTCATTTGACAGCATCATCGACATCAGAAGGGATCCGCTCTAATGAGCCGCATTGCACGTATTTCTGACAACCAGCACGTGACGCTTGAAGACTTCCTGAACCTCGCCAAAGATCCCCGCAACGCCATGGATGACGTCATTCTGGCGGCCATCGAGCGCAACGCCAAGTATTACGGCGGCACGGTGACCCGCACGGCGACGACCCGCGTCACGGTGTCGACGCCTGTCATCCTGTTCAGGCTGGGCGAGGTTTACAGCCGCGACGACGCGCCGATCGAAATCGACTTCCTCGCGAACCTGCCGACATCGGGCAATCAGCGCTACTGCGCCATCGTTGCGCAAGGCGAGACCATCAACGACGATGCGGAGGCGCGCGACTTCGTGGTCGATGCGACATCCAACCCGCCGACGGTCGAGGCGGCCTCGACAAGCATCCGCGAGTATCGCCGCTGCAACATCTCGGTTGTCGTCGGCACCGCGGCGCCCACGCCGGTCAAGCCAGCCATCGACGCGGCCCTGACGCCCATCGCGTATGTGCTCCTCACCTCGACGCAGGTCGATCCGGTCGTGGAGCAGGTAACCACGAGCCGCATCACATCGCTGGGCGAGGCGGTCTCCCGCCTTCTGGACGTGGAGGCTTTCCGTCTTCGCGCCGAGGATTTGCTCAACGGCCTGCGCTCCGACATCGCCAAACTCCAGAACGCCTCAAAAGGCAACACCGACCTGAACCTGACCGGCTACATGCTCGAGCAGATCGCCCGCCTGAACGAGGCGACCGGCATTGGTGAGGATGCGGCGCTTTCGGCAACCGACTTCTTCCTGACGGATGACGACAGCGACGTCCAAAACGTCAACTATCTGGCGCGCGTAGAAGAAGGTCTGCGCTTCGATTACGCAAACTTTGACGAAATGCCGCTCGCGCTCCTGAACCCCGGCGATACCCGTTTTATCGTGCACTCAAACGGTCTGCTGCTTCCGAAATACAATAATCAGACGCTGGTCTCGATCGTCGGTCGGGATAATGAGGCGGCGCTCTCAAACGCCGGCTCGCAGAACATCGCTTACACGCAGCGCACGGAGTCAAAAACCCGCATTCGCTGGGGCAACTCCAAAAAGGTTTGCACCAACTCGTCATGGTGGAAATCCGGCCGCTACGATCAGGCTCTGGGGACTTTTCGCCGCGCCGACGAGACCTGGGAGGTCAGTCTTGAGGACCGGAATTCCAAGCACAGGCGCCTCACGCAATTCTGGACTGACACTTATGACGAAATCTACTGGGATCGCCTCACGACCACGGCATCCTACGTCGGCAACGTGTGCGGACAGACTTTCCTCATGCCACGGTCGGCATGGGTCACCAAGCTGCGTCTGGGCTTCAGTCGCGTGGACACCGGCGGTGACGTTCGCGTCCTGATCTGCAAGGCGACCAATGCCGGCGCTCCGGATATGGATAGCGTTCTGGGAACGGCGACGATAGCTCAGGCGAGCCTCAAGGTGTTCCCGGCGCTCACCGAGGTTCCGCTGACCCCGGTTCTGCTCGAGGTTGGCCAGCGCTACGCCCTGGTGCTGATCACGGCCGGCAACCACTGGCTGGCGCTCGCCACGAACAACAAATACGCTCAGGGCACCTTCTTTACGTCCACTGACAGCGCATGGTTCCAGGGAGACATCGCCAATGACGCATGCTTCGAGTTGATCGGCGCTGAGTTTGAGGCGCCGCGCGTCTCTATCGACCTCGACAACTGGAATCTCGACGGCGGCCTGACCGACATCGACATTCTGGCGACGCAGGTCGCCATCGAACCGGCCACGATCACTTACGAGGTGCGCATTGGCGGGGTCTGGACGCCTGTACAGGATGTTGGGCCGGGTAACCACCCGCTGTTCGGCCTCCCCGCCTCCGTGCAGGCCCGAATGATCCTGAACGGCACGACGGAAATGATGCCGGGCATCTTTATGATCCGGTCGCATGTGACGCTTTCGCGCCCGCGCACGACGGCCCTGCATGTCTCGACGGTGCGCGATCCTGCGGTGAACGTTCCGCATGTCGAGATCATCGCGGTTCTCGAACACTATGTCGAGGCAAACCACAACTGCGTGGCGAGCCTTCTGACCGGCGGCACCTTCGCGACAGAGATAGCCGCGTCGTCGACATCCGATCAGGTTCTCACAGACGGGTCGATCAAGCGGCGCTGGATCTTCAGCGGCTTGACGCCGCTTAACAACTACAAGCGCAAGATCAGTCTGGCGACCACATCGGCCCTCAGCGTCTTCCACGTCGCTGAACTAACCGACGTGGCTTACCCAAGCTAAACGCCGCTTAAAAACGGAGGGGTAATTCACCCCTCCGTTTCCTTTCTCTATGTTCACGGCCTCTATGTTCACGGCCTCTATTTTCACGGCCTCTATTTTCACGGAGAAAACGATGCCAGCCAAGGCAAAAACTGAGCCGCAAATCGATCATGAAGCGCAGTACCGGGTGACGCTGGCGAAGGCGATCAAGGTCGGCCGCTCGACGGTGGTCGGGCCGAAAGCCATACTGCGCGGCAACATCCTCGCGTCGGCTCTGGCAAGCGACAGCGCCGCAATCAGTTCCTACGAACCACTCTGAGGCTTTCCCCATGGGCTATCCGGACGATCTGTCAGCGCGCAAGCTCCGAGTCCTGAACGCGCAGAGCTGGGATTTGCTGGTCCGCCTGACGGACTCTCGCTTTCGCGATCTCGAGCAAAAGGCCGGGCTGGACGCGATCGTCCGCGACAGCGTTCTTGCACGCGCCCTGAACGTCATCGAGGAGCAGATCTCGCCAGTCGCGGCGGAAGCCCGCGCCCTTGCTGACAACATTATCCTGACCGCGCGCGAGTTGGGAGCGCTGTTCTCAGCTACGTCCCCGACCTCGCAATCGGTGGCGTCGGGACCTAAGACGTTTTTCATCGACGCCGGTCTGCGTGATGCGTTCATCGCCCCGGCTTACATGATCATCAGCCGTGTCTCGGACACGGCGATCTGGATGGCGGGGACGCTGGTCTCCTACAACCCGGATAACGGCGCCCTTGTCGTTATCATCAACAATTTCAGGGGATCGGGCACGTTCACGGACTGGCGCGTCTCCATGGCATCCGTTCCGCCCGAGGCGCCGCCCGGCGCGAGCGCTGACGGTATCACCATCGACACGCTTCCCGGCCGGACGGGCATCTACGTGCAGGCCGTGCTTGCCGAGATGAACACCGATGTCCTCGACAACATCGCCCAGATCGCCGCTAAGGCCACCCTGACCAGCCCGGCCTTTCTGGGCGCGCCAACGGCTCCAACTGCGGCAGCGCTCACCAATACGACCCAGATTGCGACCACCGCCTTCGTGCGCGCGGCCGTTGCTGCTCTGGTGGCGTCAAGTCCTGGCGCTCTGGACACGCTCGACGAACTTGCGGCGGCGCTGGGCGATGACCCGGACTTTGCCGCCAATATGGTGACGGCGCTCGCCGGCAAGGCCAGTGTGAGCCACAACCACGATGGCGTCTATGTGCAGCCCGGCGTCGCGCAGGCGTATACCGCGCAGCAATGGTTCTCACTGCAGACGCTCACGGATGCGGCGACGATCGCGTGGAACGGGGCAACTCAACAGGTTGCTTTCGTAACTTTAGGCGGCAACCGAACACTGGGCCTCCTCACGAACCCCCAGCCCGGCGCCTTCTATACGCTTGCCGTTCGACAAGACGCGACCGGGGGGAGAACCCTTGCCTTTAACTCAGGTTACGAGTTCCCAGGCAACGTCGCGCCAGTAATCGCGTCTGGCGCAAACAGGTTTTCGATCCTTACTTTTCTTGCCCTTGGCGGCGGGGCTCTCAAAGGCGTCGCACAGCTGGATTTTGAATAATGATGTCAAACCCGGGAATGCTGATCGCCGGCAGCAGGCCGGTTGCCGTGATCACGATCAGCGCGAACACCAGCAACATAATCCTGCACGCGCATGCAGGAAGCCCCGCAGTTGCGGGGGACTACGAGTTCGTCATCAATTCCGGCGTTATCATCAACTCGACAAGCTCGGGCACCGCCGCGCTGCTGACCGGGACATGGCCGGCCGGCAGCACGCTCAAGCTGACAAACAACGGAAATATCTATGGCCGGGGCGGCAACGGTGGCAACGGTGGTCAAGATAATATCGCCAAAAACGGATTGCCCGGAGCCGCCGGTGGAGACGCAATATCGCTCACATATAATT